ACGGCGCAATTAAAATTTATCATAATGGTGATACTACACCTCTCGTCAACACTCAGGGGCAGACTGCTAATCCCCTTACTGGTTCAACCAAGTTTGTTCTATTTAATGGAATTGATTTCGACAAAGTAGTTGGTGTCGATGAAGTAGCAGTATGGGCTACTCCTTTGACTGCCTCAAACATAATTGCCATCTACAACAGCGGAGTACCATCAGATATTTCTTCTTACTCGCCTGTTAATTGGTGGAGAATGGGAGACAATGACGGGGGCACAGGTACTACTATAACTGACCAAGGTAGCGGAGGAAATGACGGCACACTAACCAACGGTCCAACCTTTTCAACAACAGTACCTACACTGCCTGCATGGAATGGTAATACCTACTCTTTGGATTTTGATGGAACCGATGACTATTTAGACATAAGTGGAGTTGCGAGCAGTATAGATTCCTTCACGAATGTTTCGTGGAGTGCGTGGTACAAAGGTACTGATGTATCAGGATACATATTTAGGGCATCTCCCGCTGGCGTGGCTAATCCACATATTGGTATGTCCATTTCATCTAATGCTTTATTTGGTGTTGTGACTAGTAATAATGCAAGTGACGCCAATAATGTGACACATCAAACCACCATAAATGATGGCAATTGGCATCACCTAGCAGTTACCTTCAACGGCACATCAGGCGATATTAAGGTGTATGTCGATGGTGTTGTAAATAGTGCCACTCCAAACAAACAAGGTACTCCTAGCATTGGCACAGGTCACACTGCTGCATACGTAGGCAGAAGACCAAGTGGTCCAAACGCTTTGCACACAGATGGATTAATTGACGAACTTGCGATTTTTAACACTGAACTTTCAGCATCCGATATAACATCTATTTACAACAGCGGTACACCTAACGACATATCCTCACTTAATCCTGTTGGATGGTGGCGTATGGGGGATAACGATGGTGGTACGGGCACTACTATTACAGATCAAGGTAGTGGAGGTAATGACGGAACACTTACTAACGGGCCAACATTCTCAACAACAGTACCATAATAAACTATGAGAAACTATGTAATTATCGATGCATCGGAAGTAAGTTCCGTTGATTTTGACCAAGTGCTAGAGACAAGTGCAGACACTCTCAGATACAACCTAGCGGGTACTCAGACCTTTGTTAAGTACGAGGGTGACACTCCTAGCTTCCTAGAGGGTAAGACTGCCAACACGCACTCCGAGATGTTAACGATATTATCGGGATCTGATTGGACTGATCCTGACGCTAATCCCTGATGGCAACTGAAGTCGGAGAGAATGTACAGGTTAAGGCAAACCTTGCGTTTATGGCGAAAGTCATCGCCATTGTTGGCACTGCTGTGTGGGGCTACTCCGTCATTTGGAATAAGATTAACGAACTCGACAATAGCCTGGGGCGAGTCCAACACGAAGGCACTCTGCTTGGCGATCTATCTGCTCGCATGATGCACTTAGAGAAATTCGCGGAGCAGGCAAAAGCGGATCTCGATCATTTAGTGGAGATGCAGGATGCGCCAATCACATCCGACTATCAGCAGTTTGAGAGGCTTAAGTATATAGAAAAGGAGTTGGATCGGCTCCGAGATAAGGTAGAATGAGATGGAGATTTCACACTACATGTTTGCAGGAGTTGGCGTTGCCGTCTCAATACTTGCATTCTTCATCAAGCGTATCAAGGTGGAGCTTGATGACATGAAGGAGCGTCTTCGCCAAATCGAGATTAGCGATGCGGGTCAAACCAAGGATGTCGAACACCTGACCAAGCTTGCCGAGGATCGGCGCGAGGATGTTAAGAATATTTTCAAAAAGTTAGATGCAAAATAATGTTCGAATTACTTACACTATTTTTGACGGGTGGGGGTTCAGCCGCAATGGGAAGTATCCTAAAGGGATTCTTCGGAATGCTCACAGATTCGAGGCAACAGAAGTATGAGATCGAGATGGCAAGAGAGGCTCGCAACAATGAGTTTGCGATCAAGTTCCAGGAGAGCCTCAACAGTGGTGATGGCGGTGCTTTTACTCGCGCAACTCGTAGGATGCTCGCGCTCATTGGAATGGGCACAATCTCATTCGTCACATGCATCACAGCAATTTACCCATCAGTCCCACTACTCAGTACAACAAACATTACGGGAGAAGGAAAAACAGAGATTCTTTTCGGACTCCTCAGTTTTCCATCAGAGCAGGCCAATTTGGTGGTCACCACAGGACACCTCTGCCTCTTTCAAACATCAGTCGTGTTGCCGATGATCGTGGGGTTTTACTTCACACCTGGAGGTCGCAGATGATGTTTGATCGAGCTTCAGTGTTGGGCATGAGCGGAACTGCCGCAACCTTTGGATTATCCACGATAGATACATTTTTGGGGATAGCAGTAGGAGCAGTCACGCTAGTGTACATGAGCATAAAACTTTATCAGGAGATTAAGAAGAAGTAATGCCTAGGTATAAACAGATGGGAAGAATGGATGATCCTGTTCTTGCAGAAGGAGATCGCGGATTTCGTGGTATTGACAGTTACCTGGAGCCTACAACGCTCGAAGGTGGTCTTGTCGAGGCATCACAGAATATGCGCTTGGATGGTGACCTAGCATCTGTACGCAAAGGTATTGAGTTCAAGGCGGGTGCAGTTACCTTAACCTATTCGGCAGGCACGGAAGAGGTATTTGCATCAACACTCTTCTCGGACCCTGCAACGGGCAATGAGTACATTGCATGTGCGACAAAGGATAAGGTAATACTTTGGAACGACAGCAACAACACGGGCATCTATGTTGATTATACAGGCTCAGAAGTAGTTGCCGCCGCAGATGGCGCATCCTTTTGTCAGTCCTTGGAAAAGCTAATTTTATTCAGAGGGACCGGTAAAGATCCATTGGAATGGGATGGCGTATTTACCGACACCAATGGCGATGGTACGGTTGACAGCACTTTTAATTTAAAGAACAACGGATCTCCAACTGCGGGCAGAATAGAATGTCCACGCACGGACTTTGGGGTATTCTTTGCAAACAGGCTTATCGTGCCACAGCCAAGCGATTCCGCTTATACGATAATCATGTCTGACTCATTAGACACGGATAACTTCTATCCCGCAGAGTCTCAGTTCAGAATCAATCGTGGAACAGCAGATCGCTTGGTAGGATTTACTCCATACCTGGAGAATCAGTTGCTAGTATTTTTCCGTAACAGTATTCACCTGATCAATAATGTGGCCACCACCTCTGCCGCCGCAGTATTCGAGATTACACGACAAAGGGGATGCGTGGCACGCAAGAGCGTAGCCGCGAGTGGACCACAGATATACTTCCTATCCGATGATGGCGTATTCACGCTTCAGCAAGGGCTTGACCCTGCCAAAGGATTAGGAGTCGCAATATCGAAGGTAAGCGGAGAGGCAATCCCGCTATCCCGTCCAATACAGGATCAGTTTAAAGAAGTTAATTATGCCGCCGCAGACAAAGCATGTGGTATCGTTTTTGACAATAAGTATTTCTTAGCCTGCCCCACAGGTTCTTCCACAGATAATAACAAGGTATTCGTTTACGATATATTAAATACAGCATGGACTTCAGTAGATTCATTCCCCGCAGGATTTGTAATTGATGACTTCGTCACAGTATTACACGGAAGCAATCCCCAAAAGCGCAGACTCTTCGCAGTCAACGACAAGGGATGGCACCTCGTAGACGAAGCCACCACCGACATCACGGGAACAATCGGGAGCGCAAGCACCACATCAACCGCGATAAGTGCAAAACTGAAGACCCGCTCATTCACATTAGGAAGCATCGATGTGAAAAGTTGGAAGAGGGGGCAACTAGGATGCGAGGTGAACAACGGGGATCAGTTCACGATCAAGGTCAATACAACAGACCCGGATCGGAGCACAACGGTACACACGGAGAACTACTCGGGATCAGCGGAAGAGAAGCTGATTCGCTTTGGCAGTGGACGCGCAAGAGGTTACGCCGCAAATGTCGAGATCGATGTGACGGCAGGGCGGCCTAGCTTTCGCCATGTATCGCTCGAAGCGATAGCGGGCGGTGCGAATGCGAGGAGGGAGATTGCATAATGGCAGTGACTGCGACAGTTACCCGAGGTTTTACCTTCGCCACAGGCGTGGAGGCGGATGCCTCTAATCTTAACTTACTAGGCGAACCAACCGTCACAGTAGACTCAATCTCCGCAACTTCCGTAACCCTGGAGAATAAGACCGTTAGCACTTTGCCGAGTAACGGCACCACGGGCAGAATGATTTATGTAAGTGATGGCGATGGTGGCGATCCATGCCTTGCCGTGGATAACGGCACGAATTGGTTGCGCGTGAACCTTGGAAGTGCCGTTTCCGCAACGGATGCAGACGAATACCTAATGGCAGAATGAACATACTTGAGCAGACAAAGAGGTTCTATGACAAGACAGGCGGTAATATGTTTGCGGACATATCTGCTTATTCAGCCCGTGGTTATGTGTTTATTACACCTACGACACTACTCCTTGGGAAAGCGGTAAGAACGGATTTGGACACTCACCCTGACGAGCAATGGAATCCACCAGGCGCGGATGCATGGTATGTGCGTACCGCAATAGGGGAGGATAGTATAAAAGAATTTATCTCACGCATACCACATCCACTGCCTTTTGTTGGATGGATGCGTGAACTTAAACAAAAACCAATTAAGTGGTACGAATTTAATCGAATCAATCGGAGGAAATAAAAATGGGCGGCGGACCTGACATCAATTATCCACAACAACCAAGCTATGGCGAAGGCATGGCTGATGCTATGAAGGCACAAATGGAGCAGTTGCTCGGACAAGGCGAGTATGCACAAATGTATTCTGATGCAGGATTTGAGGGTGGCAACCTTGGTGACATAATCAGGGGCGTAGAAGGACCAATTAGACAGCAAACTGCACAAGTTGACACGGATGTTCTGCGTCAGACATTGTTGGGTAGTCGCCAAGAGGAAACCACAGGGTCATACGATGAAGAGGGACGGTTGGTTGTTGGGTACGAAGAGGGCAAGGAAGCAAGAATTGAGACTAGAGAGGTAAAGCCTGAAGTTTCTACTGAGTTGGTATCTAAGCCATCAGGCCCGCGAAGCACATCACCTCATATTTACAGACTTACATTT